GCAACTACTCGCGCGCGAGCGATGCCGAATGGTTCCACCGCCACGCCCGCACGCTCCGCAACGGCGAGGAGGTGCCGTTCGCCTGGCCCTGGAACCCGCCCAACCCGCTCAAGCAGGCCACCCCACAGGATCTCAATGCAGTGCTCGACGCCATCGTGGCAGGCCCCAGCCCCGGTTTCCTCTACGCCAAGAGCAAGCGCGGCAGAGGCGGCGGCGACCGCTGGGCAGGCAACGTCGTCATGGCCAAGCTCGACTGCTCCGAGCCCCAGGCCAAGGACATCATCGGCAAATGGCTGGAAACCGGCCTGCTGTTCGAGGCCACGTTCCAGCACCCTAAGGACGGCGAAAAGGCAGGCGTCAAGGTCAACCCGAACAAGCGGCCGAGCCTATGATGCCCCCCCGGAATAGCCCGCGAATTGCCGCTGAATTAGCCTGGAATTGCCGCAGATTTCGGTCCCGACGGCCCGGTTTGCGGCAATTCGGGAATTTCCTCAGGAAATTCCCGGATGAATTACCGCGAATAAACCGGGGCCATAGGGAAATTGCCGGGCGAATTACCGCGAATTGCCGCGAGCCCGCCCCATGAGCGACGACACCACCGACTGCCTCACCAGGCGCGGGGCCGAGTTCCTGGCCAGCCGCATCCGGAACTATTGGCGCGAGCAGGGCTCCAGCACCATCAGCGTCTGGATCGAGCCAGCCGGACCAGCCGCACACCCACGAGCCAGCGTCTGGGTCGTCCGCTCCAACCTGCGCAACGGCAACCCGCCCCCAGAGCCACGCGTCCGCCGGAGCTACGTGCATGCACCCTGACGATGTGATCGCCCGCCTCGAGCAAGCCGGCGCCACCCTCCTCGCCCTCAGGCTCGCGCCAGTATGCCCTCAGGAGCCCCGTAGCAGCCTGCCTGAGCCCGTCCGGGACGTTTCCGCGTCCTACGGGTGGGCGAAGGCTACAGGCCGCCCAGCGACGCCCTGTGGGGCTGCAATCGACATGATGGACGAAGCCCTCGGTTGGGTCAGCCTCATCCCCGCCGACCGCTACGTGTTGCGACGCATTATCAACGCCCGGGCGCTCGTCTCCCCGAGCACCGGGCGGCACCTGTTCACCTGGTCAGCCATCGGACGCCTGATCGGTGCCGATCGACGAGCCGTCACGCGCTGGCACGCCCAGGGGATCGGCATCATCGCGAAGGCGCTGCATGCATCGCAGCAGCGCGGGCACCGTGGCAGGAATGCTCCGGCTCCCCGCAGCCCAGTTCTCCACCGTCCGCGCCGGCAACCGCTCACCGCCCAAAGCCTCGACCTCCCGGCGGAATGCAGCCTGTGACAGCCCGAGCACCCCAAGCCGCCAGCGGAAGGCGTCGGGGCTCATGGCCAGGTGCGATCCGGCGAGGTCAGGTTAAACTCCAGCTCGGCTACAGCCTCCCTGCGCGTCGCGAACCGGCCGAACTCGCAGTCAAAGCCAAGGCGGCGGATCACCCAAGGCGCGCGCCGCGTCTCAGCGTCGGCACCCGTGGGATAGTATTGCTCCACAACGTAACCAGCAGCACGGATCTCTGTCGGGGTCATGTTCAGGCTCCTGTGGGGATCAGAGAGGGGCCGAAGCCCCCTGGGTTAGGCGGCGTTGCGGCGCACCAGCGTCGTCGCATGCGTGCTGCGCCACTCGCGAACCAGCTTCGGCTCGCTGATGCCGAAGGCGGAAAACCACCGTTCGACGTAGATGCGGCCGTTCTTGGCCACCTTGAGCACATCGGCGCGGAAGGCGTGGTCCTCGCCAGCGTAAACTTCGATCCGGTCGCCGGGCTGAAACTGGGTGGTCGGGGCTGCGGTGCTCATGACCCCTATATGCCACCCAATGGGTGGGGATGCAAGCGATAAATCCACCCCATGAGTGGAATTCTTTGCGACAGCTCGCGGCAATGGTTCCACGTCGAACAATTTGCTTGCCGAAACGCGCGGTTTATGGGTGTAGTCCGCGTTATCAAGCCGGGGTTGCTTAAAAGCGCCCCGGCTTTGCGCGTTTTAGCGGCACCCTCACCACAGGCAGCATAGCAGGATGGCCGGACACGGCACCGCAACGCGGTTCAAGCCGGGCCAATCAGGCAACCCAGGCGGCCGGCGCAAGACAGCGGCAACCATCATCGACCTGGCCCGCGCGCACAGCCCCGACGCCATCAAGACACTCGCCGAAATCTGCAACAACCCCGAGGCAGCGCCAGCCCCGCGCGTCGCAGCAGCCATCGCGCTCCTCGACCGAGGCTGGGGCCGGCCAATGCAGCCCACCGACTTCACCTCAAACGGCGAGCCCGTCCGTTACGTCATCATGGCAGTGCCCGAAGCGGAGGATACCGACACTTGGCTGGAGCAATACGCGCCGAAACGGATCAGCCAGTCCTGACGGCGGAACTCACGTCCGCCATCAGGTCGCGCTAACACGCTGATGTCGCAAGCGAATATGGCGACGCCTTCGAGCCAGTCCACAACCCAGTCCACAACGCTGCCCGATGGATCATCGGGCCGGGGTCCAGTCGTAACCTGGGCGCCCGTCTCCGGCCCGCAGCGCGCGCTGCTCGCCTGCAACGTGTTCGAGGTGTTCTTCGGCGGTGCTCGCGGCGGCGGCAAGACCGACGGCGTGCTCGGCGAGTGGGCCATGCACGCGGACGCGCACGGCATCAACGCCGTGGGCCTCATGGTCCGCCGCACCGCCAAGCAGCTCGGCGAGACGTTCGAGCGCGCCCGCGCCATCTTCGCGCCGCTCGGCGCCCACCTCGTCGGCTCGGCCGAAGGCGGCTCCATGCGCGTTACAATGCCCAACGGCGCCCGCCTCGTCTTCGCCCACCTCGAGCGCGACGCCGACGCCGAGAACCACCAGGGCGCGAGCTACACCCGCGTGTATGTCGAGGAGGCCGGCAACTTCCCCAGCCCCGCGCCGATCTTCCGGCTGATGGCAACGCTCCGCTCCGGCGCCGGCGTGCCCTGCCGCATCCGCCTCACCGGCAACCCGGGCGGCCCCGGCCACCACTGGCTGAAGGCGCGCTACATCGACCCGGCGCCGCTCGGATGGCAGGTCATCGCCGACCCCGACAGCGGACGGCAGCGCGTGTTCATCCCGAGCCGGGTGCAGGACAACACCAAGATCGATCAGGCCAGCTACATCGCCAACCTGCGCCAGTCCGGCTCGCCCGAACTGGTGCGCGCCTGGCTCGAGGGCGACTGGTCGGTGATCGCCGGGGCGTTCTTCCCCGAGTGGGGGCCGCAGCACATCGTCCCGCCGTTCACGCCCCCGGAGCATTGGCTGCGGTTCCGCTCGATGGACTGGGGCAGCGCGCGGCCGTTCGCGGTCGGCTGGTGGGCGCAGGCGGACGGCTCGACCCACGGGCTGCCCAAGGGCGCGTTGGTGAAATACCGGGAATGGTATGGCAGCACGGGCGAGCCGAACGTGGGCCTGCGTCTGACGGCCGAGGAAGTGGCCGACGGCGTGAAGGTGCGTGAGGCCGGCGAGACGCTCGCATATGGCGTGGCCGATCCGGCGATCTTCAGCAGCGACGGCGGGCCGAGTATCGCCGAGCGCATGTTCGGGCGCGGCGTGATCTGGCGCCGGGCGGACAATGCGCGGGTCAGCAGGCAAGGCGCGCTGGGCGGCTGGGACGTCTTCCGGCAGCGGCTGAAGGGCGAGGACGGCCGGCCGATGGCCTACTGGATGGCGACCTGCCGGGACGCGATCCGGACGATCCCGGCGATGCAGCATGACGACGCAAGGCCGGAGGACATGGACACGGAGGGCGAGGATCACGTGGCGGATGCGGACCGGTATGCGTTCGTGAGCCGGCCTTGGATGCCGGTGGCGGAGGACAAGCCGCCGCCGCTGCCGCCTGGAGCGATCCGGGTGAGCAGTCTGAGCGAGGCCAGCGGCAAGCGGGCGCGGCTGTGAAGGCGGTCAGAAGCAGTCTGGCGCGGGCACAAGGCGACCACGAAGCGGGCGGCGGCTGGCTGCTGCGGGAAGGCGGCCGGTACCTGGTGACGGACGACATCGAGGCGGTTCGAAGCCTGCGCGGCGAGACGTTCATTGACGCGTGCGAGGCGGCCGAATGCTGGGACGAGACGGAACTAGCGGCGCGGGCGCCGAAGCGGATTGAGGAACTGGAGCGGGCGCTCAAGGGGCTGCGCGATGCGGTTGCGCGAATGGCCGACCATGAGCGCTTGCGTGCGGAACGGCGCCCGAGGCCGCCGAAGGGTTTGTTGTGCCAGAGCTGCGGCGGGCTTGCGGACCTCCAGTCCGATGGCAAGTGGCTGTGCGCGGACTGCTTCTTTCCGGACCTGACACGACAAGGGGCGCTTAGTGTCGTCCGCTAATAACGCTTTGCGGACGGAACGGAGGGCAGCGGTCGCGGAATATTGGCGGCTGTGGCTTGCGGGTGAGGTGTGCAGCGCGATGGTGATCCTGCAGCACCGCGACGGGCGCTGGCGGGTTCTGTGCGACGATTACGAGCCGAACCCGGTGCCGCGCAGGCGGTTGCCGAGCGGCGAGGGCCGGGCGCGGGTGTTCACGGGCAACCTGTCGCGCAAGCCGCGGGCACCGGCTTGGTATGCGGAATATCTGACGTGACCGTGCGCGTCATTACCGGCGACTGCCGCGCGGTGCTGGCGACGCTCGATGCGGGCAGCGTGCAGTGCGTGGTGACGAGCCCGCCGTATTACGGGCTGCGGGACTACGGCACCGCAACGTGGGTAGGCGGCGATGCGGGGTGCGATCATAGCGTTGGCGGCCAGGTGCAGGACAGCAAGGCCCCCGGTGCCATCGTCTCCGGCGTGCGGCCAGGCGTTGACGCCTCTCGTTGTCGCAAGTGCGGCGCGCGGCGGGTGGACAGCCAGATCGGCCTGGAGGCCAGCCCCGACGCCTACGTGGCCGAGATGGTGGCCGTGTTCCGCGAGGTGCGGCGCGTCCTGGCCGACAGCGGAACGGTCTGGCTTAATTTGGGCGACAGCTACGCCGGGACTTCGGTCAACAGAAACGGGCTGGGCAACAGCCAGATCGGTTCTGGCCCGTTGGGAGCCTGCAAGCAACGCGATATTGCCGCGCAAACACGTCAAACGGTGCCGCCGGGCTACAAACCCAAGGACCTGTTGATGATCCCCGCGCGGGTGGCGCTCGCCCTTCAGGCGGACGGGTGGTGGCTGCGGAGCGACATCATCTGGGCCAAGCCAAATCCCATGCCGGAATCAGTGACTGATAGATGCACCTCCGCGCATGAGCACGTGTTCCTGCTCGCGAAGGGGTCGTGGCGTCGTCGGACTGTTAAACTCTCTGATCTGAGCGGCGAGCGCGGCCATAGCGGCAGCCGTAGCAGGATTTCTGATGCGGATGCGTGGGCCGCCGAGATCAGTATTCGCCTCGCGACCGCGATCCTTGATTGCCCGCAAATCCAGCAGCATTTGGGCTGCGTCTCTCTTCAAGCGCAGATAGGGGAACAGAGCAGCGACACAGAGCGCTGCCTTCCTGTTAGTGATTTGCCATCGATAGAGCGGGTATCGGCTTATGCCGCCGCGGGGCTTCTGAATGCGGACATTTCCGCCAAAGAGTTCCTGAGCCAAATCCACGGCCTGGGTCTTGTTTTGAGAGATCGTCACTCGTTCGGAATAGTCGGGAGCGATGCCAAATTTCCTTACCCTCCAGGTGTCGATGCCTATGGCAAGACATCCGTCGCTATCCACGACGCCGGCAAGATAGGCGAGTTCGACTTTCTTCATGGCCACATAGTATCGCACACCGCTACGACTTGCACCTACTTCTGGGACGCGGAGGCGGTGGCCGAGCCGAGCGAATATCCCGACGATGACCGCAAGGCGCGCTCTGCCGTCACGGACAAGCGGATGCCGAGCGAGCTAGTGGCGGGCATCCGCCCTGGCTCAGCGACGTATCCGACCCGCAACCTGCGCAACGTCCTCACCATCGCCACGCAGCCTTACGCCGGCGCGCACTTTGCCACCATGCCGCCCGCCCTGGCCGAAATCTGCATCAAGGCGGGCAGCAGGCCGGGCGATACGGTGCTGGACCCGTTCGCAGGCGTCGGAACTACCCTCCTCGTCGCGGACCGCCTCGGCCGCAACGGTGTCGGGATCGAGTTGAGCCCCGTTCATGCAATGAGCGCCCGCAACCGCGTTTACGACGACGCGCCGCTGTTCGCAGACGTGGCCGACTGATGAGTTTCTCCGCGCTCGCGAGCACGGTAGCCACCACCGCCGGGCGGCCCGCGGCGTTCCTGGCCGCCGTTGGCATCGTGCTCGTGTGGGCGGCGTTCGGCCCGTTCTACCACTACTCGGAGGGGTGGCAGATCGTCATCAACACCGGAACGACCATCATTACGTTTCTGATGGTGTTTCTGATCCAGGCCAGTCAGAACCGGGACGGGCTGGCAATACAAACTAAGCTGGACGAGATCATCCGCGCCTCGGAGGCCCGCAACGAGTTCGCCGGCATCGACGAGCGGCTGAGCGAGGAGGCGCTGCTGCAGTTGCGCCACGGGGCTGCATTGTGAGCTACACAACTAGCGCGGAGACGGTCGAGCAGTTCGGCCCGCCGCCCGCCGGCACGGCCAGCAGGTGGAAGGCGGAGATCGAGCATTTCGACAAGGAGCGCGACGGCTGGCGCGACCGCGTCGAGGGGATCGAGGCCCGCTATCGCGACGAGCGCAACCGCAAGGACCAGGAGCGCCGGTTTGCGCTGCTGTGGGCCAACCTCGAAGTGCTGCAGCCCACGCTCTATGCGAAGTCGCCCAAGCCTGAGGTGGGGCGGCGGTTCCAAGACAGAGATCCAATCGGCCGCGTCATGGCCACGATCCTCGAGCGCAATCTGCAGGTCGCCATCGAGCGCGGCGGCGGGGCGTTCGACAGGTGCATGCGGGCGGCCGTCAAAGACTTCCTGCTCGGCGGCCAGGGCGTGGCCTGGGTGCGGTATCAGGTGGATTTCGGGGAGGTGGACCCGGCCACCGGGCAGCCCAAGGTAGACGACGAGGCGGTGGCTCCGGATTACATCCATTGGCGCGATTTCGGTTGCACGGCCGGGGCCAGGATCTGGGACGAGGTTAGCGCGGTTTGGCGGCGCACGTTCCTGTGCCGGGACGAGCTGATCGAGCGTTTTGGTGAGGACATCGGGCGCGAGGTGCCGCTGGACCGCAAGCATGAGCGCGACGGCGGGGAGGACGAGGCCGAAACCACCTTCGCGAAGGCGACCGTCTATGAAATCTGGGACAAGTCGGAGCGGACGATTACCTGGGTCCATACCGGGATGGACGAGCCCTTGGACCACAAGGCGTATCCGCAGTGGATGCTGTCGGACTTTCCGTGCCCGCCGCCGCTGTTCGGGACGCTCACCAACGGGACGCTAACGCCGGTTCCGGATTACGTTCAGTACCAGGACCAGGCGCAGGAACTAGACGATTTGACGGGCCGGATTGCGGCGCTCACGAGCGCGCTGCGGCTGGCGGGGTTCGTGCCTGGGGACATGGCGGCGGACGTGCAGCTTGCGCTCGACCTGGCCGGCGAGGCGCAGGTTATTCCCCTCAAGAGCTGGGCGGCGTTCGGCGGACAGAAGCTCAGCGATATGATTGTCTGGTTGCCCATTCAGGACACAGTAAATACGCTTACTGCACTACAGGCGCTCAGAGAGAAAGTAAAAGCCGACGCATATGAAGTAACGGGGCTCAGCGATATTCTGCGCGGCTCGACGCAGGCCTCGGAGACGGCGACGGCGCAGCAGATCAAGGCGCGCTGGGGCAGCATACGGGTGCGGACGCGGCAGCAGGACGTGCAGAGGTTTGCGGCTGACTTGCTCTCCCGCATGGCGGAGGCGATTGCCGCTCTATTCGACATGGAGCGGCTCGCCGAGGCGGCCAATGTGCAAGGCTTCCCGCCGGCCGACCAGCAATACGTCATCCCCGCGCTGCAGCTTCTGAAGGGCCAGGCGTCGCTCACGGCGTATCGGATCGACGTTGAGACGGACAGCACGATCGAGGTGGACCAGCAAGCGGAACGGCAGGAATGGACGCAACTGCTGGGCGGCGTCGCGCAGTTCCTGCAGGCGTTCGCGCCCATTTTGCAGGGGATTGCGCAATCCGCGCCGCCCGCATTGCCCGCATGGACGGCTATGGGGGGCGAACTTCTACTAGGCGCCGTCAGGCGGTTCCGCGCGGGTCCGGCGATGGAGGGCGCCATCGAAGCGGCCTTTGAGGCGCTCGGGGCGGCGGCCATGCAGGCGCAGCAGCAGCAGGGTCCGCCGCCGCCCGATCCGGTCGAGCTGGCGAAAGCGCAAGTGGCGGCCAGCAAGGTCGAGGTGGACAAGGCCAAAGTCGGCGCGGAGATGCAACGCACGCAGGCCGACGTGCATATTCAGCAGATGGACCAGCAGCACAAGCTCGCGCAGCTCGCGGGCGACCACGCCGACAGGCAGATCCAGGTCGCCCAGCTCGCGCAGGACGGGCAACTACGGCAGCAGGAGATGCAAGTGAAGGCGGCAGCGCCTCCGAAGGCGAACGGGCCAGCCCGATAATGAGAAAGGTGGACTGGGTTGAAATCCTAATGTCCACGTTTTACTCGCGCACCGGCATGGTCTGGGATCGAGCGACGGTAAAGCGGTTCATTGCCGATGCCGAGGAGGCCGACCGGGCCGGGAAGATCCCGCACTTTCGCGGTGCGAAGTGGGACGATAAGGAAACGGTATTCGACCGTCTGGAATGGGCGGCTCGCGCGATGGAGGACGAGGCTCTCGCGCAGGGCGAGTTGCCGCCGAGAGGCGAGGTGAACTCCTTTGATTGGAAGGAATGGCGCGCGCGGCACGGGAAGAAAGCGCAGATCGACCCGGCCACGAGAAAGATGCTGAGCAGATATTACCCGGACGATCCGGCCTTGTACCCGGACAGGGACCAGAGCCAGTAAATGCCGCGCTACGTGTGGTCCGACGGCGCGTGGGTCGAGGCTCATGCGGCGAAGGCGGCTGCGCGCGGGGTGGCGATCCTCCCCGACTTCGCGGAGCCGCTGCTGTGCCACGCGGACGGGCGGATGCACAGCAGCCGGAGCACCTACGACGCGGCCGTGAGGGCCGCCGGGTGCGAGATCGTCGGAAAGACCGAGGCCAAAAAGTTGCAGCAGAAAGGCGCTTGGCACGGGCGGCTCGGGATGGAGCCGGTGCAGGCGACGTTGAAACGAATACTGCGGGAGATGGGTGAATAATGAGCGACTGGAACCCGGACAAAGTGCAGCCGCCGGAGTATCCGCCTGCGGAGCCCAGCCAGGCCGAGCCGGACGTGCCCACCGGGCCTCGGGCGCGGGACATGGAGCGGGCGGACACCCCGACCGCTTGGCAGCGCGCCCAGGCCGAGCGGGCCGCCGAGCGCCAGAAGTGGCAGGAGGGCGCGCTCGCCGGGGAAGAGGACGAGGAGCTACCCGAAGCCAAGCGGGCCGAGTTGCTCCGCTGCGCCGAAGCGTTCGAGCACACCGCGGCCAAACTTCGGGAGATCGTAGGCGAATGACCGAGGACAAGTCTTCCAAGAAGCCCGACGAGGGGGCTTCAGGCCGCTCCGAAGGCACGCCGGGGCCGTTCCCGCTGACGCAGGCCGACGAGGAAAAGCTGCACCAGCTCTTCGAGGAGTGGCGCAAGCTGATTGCCAAGGCCCGGCAGGACTACGCCAAGGGCGAGAAGGTCGCCCTGGTGAGCGAGGCCGAGGCCGTGAACCTGCGCACCCAGCTCGAGAAGGTCGTGGGCGAACTGAAGCGCGGTGACGCTGATAATGTGTGAGGACAGAGACTTCACGAAGGCCGAGCTGCTCGGCTGGGCCAAGGGCGACAGGCCGGACCTCGATCAGCCCGTGAGCACTGCGGCGCTAAGGCGGGTGCTGCTCGAGCTGGACGCCACCGCGGCGCGGCTGCGCGCGATCCTGGAAGCGATGAATGTCTGAAACGCACAGCCCGTCGCTGCGTGAGGCGCTGGCCGCGTCAATCGACGCGCACACCCCGGCGGATACCGGCACGCCAGCGGCAGAGACGCCACCGCCCTCCACAGGCCAGGATACCGCTAGCAGCCCCGCAGAAGGCGCTACAGGCACCCAAAGCTCTGACGGGCGGGCACGGGACGCCAGCGGGCGCTTCGTCCCCTCCAGCGGGCAGGCAGGGGCCAGCGCCGCGCCCAAGCCTGACGACATGCCGGACGGCTACGACCCCGCCGTGTGGCAAATGCTCAGCCCCGAGGCCCGCGCGCAGACTGCGGCCTGGGCCGGCAAACAGCGCGAGACGGTCGCCGAGCGCGAAGCCAGGCTGAAGCAATACGAACCGATCGACCGCGTGCTCAGCCAGCAGCGCAAGGACGCGCTGGCGATGCAGTATGGCGGTGTGGACAGAGCGTTAGAGCAGTTGTTCGCGCTCAGCGACTTCGCGGCGCGCGACCCGCAGGGCTTCGTGAAGCACTTCGCCCAGCAGCGCGGGGTGAACCTCGCCGGGCTCATGCAGCAGCCTATGCAGGGCGCACAGGACCAGCAACGCGGCCTTACGCGAGACATGGACGCGATGGCGGCGCACCCGCAGGAGGCCATGCAGGTCATCCAGGCTGCGGTGCAACAGGAGATAGACCGCAGGGACGTTGACCGTCTCTATAACGATTTCGCCGGGCAAGCCGACCTTGAGCACCGCAATGACCCGAGCATTCGGGCCACCATGGCGGCGCTGCTGGCGGCCAACCAGGCGACGGACTACCGCCAAGCCTACGAAATGGCTGTGAGAGCGCACCCTGATCTCGGACCCAAGTGGGCGGCGGCGCAAGCCGCGGCGGCCACCAAGGACCAGCAGGCGATTGCGGCAGAAACGGCGCGGGCGCGGGCACAAGCCGCCTCGTCAGTCTCGGGGGCGCCGGGCACGACCCGGCCCCCGAGCGGCGGGGCTCCCGAAACCGTGCGGGAAAGCCTCGAACGCGCTCTGAGCGGCGACCGAGGCGCCCGTGTTTAAAGGTCCCCAGCCACAATGGCAGGCAATCCAAACTACGCAGGCGCGTTCACAACCGCCATAGAAAACCGCACCCGCAAACTCGCCGACAACGTCGGCAAGAATAACGCTCTCCTCTACAAGCTCCGCGAGAAAGGCCGCATCAAGACCGTGAGCGGCGGCTCCAAGATCCTGCAGGAGATCGACTACGCGGAGAACACGTCCTCCGGCTGGTACAGCGGTTGGGACACGCTCACCGTAGCGCCCACCGACACGCTCACCGCGGCCGAGTTCGCCATCAAGGAAGCCTACGTGACGATGGCCATTTCCGGGCTCGAAATGGCGCAGAACCGCGGCAAAGAGCAGATGATCGACCTGATGGAAGCCCGCATCGAGAACGGGGAGAAAACGCTGCAGAACCTGCTCGCGGTCGGCGTCTACAGCGACGGGACTGCGGCCTCCGGCAAGCAAATCGGCGGGCTGGCCTATCTGGTGGCGAACAGCCCGGCCACCGGCACCGTGGGCAACATCAACCGCGGCACCGATACGTGGTGGAGGAACGCCTCGAAGTCGGCAACCACCGACTACGGCGGAGCCAAGACATCAACCAACATCCTCAGTTACTTCAATAAGTTCTTCAACAGTATTGTTCGTGGAACGGACGCGCCTGACTTGCTGGTGGCGGACGCGCTCGATTACGGCATGGTCATGGACGCCGCCCAGGACCGCCAGATCCTGACCAATTCCAAGATGGCGGAGCTTGGCTTCACGAATATGAAGTATCGGACTGCCGACCTGGTGCTGGACGGAGGTATCGGCGGCAACTGCCCGGCGAGCACGACGTATTTCCTCAATACAGACTATCTCTTTTTCCGCCCCATGGCAGGGTACGACGTGGCCCCGATGAAGTCGGGCGGGGACCGCGTGCCGTACAACCAGGATGGAATGCTTGAGATAATTGGCTGGAAGGGAAATATGACTATGTCTAATGCCCAGCTTCAGGGCGTGCTCCGACCCTGATCCACGAGGTGGGCCATATTGTCGTGACGCTGCGCTGCGAGTGCGGCGCCAGCCTGGACGGCGAGGGGCACGCGCCCCAAACCGTCGGCGTCACGACCACCCGCCTGCTCAACACCGCACGGTTTCAAGGCTGGACCCGGGGCAGGGGCCAAGGCTGGCGCTGCCCCGCATGTTCCCAGCCGGCACTAGAGGATACGCCGCCATGAGCGACCAACCGCAACCGCGGAACGACCCGGAGCAGCCGCCATCCCGCATCGTCGAGGAACCGCCCCTGCCCGACGACTGGGACGACGACCCGGACGAAGATCAGGACAACCCCGTGCAGGCTTGGAACGGCGAGGGCTGGCCCGGCCCGGAGCACTTCTGGCCGTGAGCGGCCTTACGCTGCTGCTGATCGTGCTCGTGCTGGTGGCCGTGCTCGGCGGCGGCTTCGGTTGGTATGGCGGCGGACCATACGGCAACTATTACGGCGGCGGTGCAATCGGGCTCATCATCATCGTGCTCGTCATCTTCCTGCTCATGGGCCACCGGCTGTAACCACAAGTCAAAGGACACGCGCATGCCCGAGGAACAATGGAGCCCGGCCTTCAAGGTCACGGTCGGCACCGACCCCAACAGCGAAGTGGTCGGCCCCAGCCTCACCCCGCGCCAGCCCGACATCCACTTTGTCAAGGTCGGCTGGGGCAGCTCGTTCAACCAGGCGGAGAGCGACAAGGCAGGCCAGCAGATCCACGATAAGACCCTGCTCGTCCGCCACCTGTATCCGGGCAGCCATGACTATCTCGATGTCGAAGTGAAGCGATTTCCGCACGGGGGCGGCGAGCCCATCATCGTCGATAGCCTGCGCTTGTCGCGCTACGCCGAGCTGATCGACAAGTTCGAGAAGAAGTCGAAGATGACCGACGTCGGCATGCCGCTGGCGGCGCTTAACCTCGACCCGGCCACCATCGACAATCTCAAGGGGTCAGGCGTCGATACGGTCGAGGCCCTCGCCTCGGTGCCCGACAACTACCTCCACGCCATCGGCACGAATGGCCGCCAGTTGCGCGAGCGGGCCAAGGCGATCTTTGCCATTCGCGACGACGCAGCGCCGCTCGAGCAGCTCCGCGCGGAGAACAACAAGCTGCG